ATTCTCTATTCTGTTGGGGGGTACCCTTGGCTACTTCCCAGTGAGCACCCGGTAGATAAGACCTAACAGTATTCAATCGAAGCTTATTGGGGAACATAGCATAGCCTTGGAAGTGAGGAGTGCCGGCTTCGCCTATTTCCAACTGAAACACGCAGTATGTGGCGTTAGACAGCCTTTCAGACACATCTTCTTCGCTTAGATCAGGATTATTTAGTGTGAAGCACCAGTTTTTAGCTTGAGGGACATAGGTTGCCATAGATCAGGAGGTGTGTTACGAGGTCGCCTAGGTAATACTGTGGGACTTCGTCCCAGGCTAGGCGACCGTTCGGCAGTCATTTCTGCACCGCTTCGCGGAGCACCTCATTGGAAGATTTTTCGATGCCCAGACGCAATGTTTCCTTGTATCCCACCCAGTCTAAGGGTTATCTCATAAAGAAGGACTGGGAATACCGACTACAGAATGCCAGAAAGCGAGCTTGGAATGTTCGAATGGGCAAAGGATGGATTTACTCCTTCCAGAAGATACAAGCTGTACCAAATCATTTAATTAAAGAATGGATGGTTAGTCTACGTAAAAAAGCAAGTACCAAACCATGGCCTATTAGCCTTAGATGGACTGTACGAGCTGCTCAATTGGAATTATGGCTGATTGCCAAGAAATACATCCATCCGACCAGAGAAAGAGACTGTTGGGGACTGAGTGATTATCTGACACTTGTAAAAAATGAGATCAATAAAGAACTTGAACAATTTTATTGACTAGTTGAGGCCTTGGCCACGTTTGACATCGAAGTGTTGCACCTTGAGATAGACTTTGGTGAAATAAGCCACTCTGGGTTCATTTCCTTCAGTTGGTATCGCATCATTGAATGTAGTTATTCCATAACGGAACCAGGGAAAATTAGCAGCAGAGGGATCACCAGTGCCGTAAGTGGGGGCAGTTATTTTGTAGGGGAAACCACCGGTATTTACACCATAAGCTGAGGCAGCAGTAGATCCTCTATCAAAGGAGACAATCTTGTAGGGATTTATCCTAGTAATCAACTTGATTGTGGAACGAATATTGCCAGCTGGAGCCAACATTCTGGCCTTTATCCATCTCTCTTCGGGGAGTCTTTGTACACTGGGAAAAGAGACATCATTCAGGTCGGTTCCAGTTACATCAGATGCATAAGGCTGATGCCATGCTAATACCGGGACATTGGAAAGATTGGTAACGGTAGTGACACAGATGAATTGATAGACGCGATAACGCTGGAATTTGCCAATGTTATCGTCCAGACCAGGAGCAGTGCCCATTTTTGATGGAATACCTCCATCGTAATTTACAGCATTGACAGTACCCTGACCAATATCCAAACGCATTGTAGTGAAAGCCCATGGTTCAATAGCAGTAGAGGGAATTGACATTTCTTCACCTTCAGTCCAAAGGTATCTGTGGATCATTTTATCTCCAAAAGGATTACGCGCAGGGAATCTACGCTGTACAGGACGGCTCATACTGAAGCGACGGTATAGCCTACGGCGTGGATAGAATCTTCGCCTCAAGCTGAATTGCCGTTTCTTGTTCCAACGGGTACGAGACTTGTATCGTCTCATGCGGAATCTGGGCCTCCATCTGGTTATAACCATTGTAGGGTACAGGGTCGTAGAAAGCTCTTTCGAAGTCGTAACCTGAAGAGTAGAGATCAAACTGATTCGAGGAAGTGAACCACAGGACTTTAGTGATTCTTCCGAAAATTGCTGCGAAATCTCCACGAGTTACTTCTTCTTTCCACCAGCGGCGGGGGTCGACGTTTGTCGTGATGTAGAAGCAGGTGGCTGCCAATTGACATGAAGACCCTTTGACTGGAACACGAAGGGGGTATCTGTCCATGATTCGTTTAAAATCTCCGAAAGTACACGAAGATCCGCAAAAATCGTCGAAAAGGACACATCGTTCTCCGAGGTATCCATCCCACCACTGTCCGAGAGAGTGTCGGTAGACTCCACCGGGATGTCGTCCCGCGAGGATGTTAGACAATCGGCTCTTACCGGTACGGGGAGGTCCATAGAGGAGGATGACGCTAATGCCATCAGCTTCTTGGCGGGCTGGAATCCGACTGAGGCTGTACTCCTGGACAACTTTGGGAAACCGGCAGAAGAGCTCGAAGAATTCATCGACATATTCGGCTTGAGTGAGACCTTCTTGTAGACGAGAATGAAGACGCTGCAGGTCTTGGCGCTTGCCTTGTGCCGCTTCGGGGAAAATCCCAAGTTCTACGAATTCGCCGACACGGGTCTCGGCTTTCGTACAGTATTCTCTATTCTGTTGGGGGGTACCCTTGGCTACTTCCCAGTGAGCACCCGGTAGATAAGACCTAACAGTATTCAATCGAAGCTTATTGGGGAACATAGCATAGCCTTGGAAGTGAGGAGT